AAATAAATGCAAACCCCCGCAAAAATTATCGCGTAGCCCACTATTGTTATTGCGGTCATGGAAGTCAAAATTCATTCCTTTCTGCGGACCGTGACTGATATTTTGCCACGGTCCACATATTGGGGTTATTAATTAGCGCCTACTAGCTGTAATTGAGAAGCTGATTTTCCCAAAACTTCGAAGTCGTTTTTATACGCTACGTGTTCCGGAAGGTCGATAATTCCCGCGCGGGCCATTGGCCAATACGCGCCTTGTAAAATCTTTTCACGGTTCGGCATAGAATTTTGACTTTCTGCATACCGTGTAAAGGAATTATAAAGGCGCCACGCTGTGGGTTTATCGTCCGCGAACCATTGGGACTTTTTATCGTTATACAGGCTGTGGACCTTTTGAAGGTCCGACCAACTAACAATATTAGCTCCGTTTACTTTCATTTTAGACGCTGAAATTAAACACGTGTTTAGCTGTGTCTCCGTTACCGTTCGCGCTTGCATTTCTGCTACGTTCGCGCCGTAGGTCTCAAAAGAATTAGCGAGACCCTGTAGACCGTCATAAATAAGTTGTCGCGGTCCGTTCAATAACGGTTGATCATTTTCGTCAAGGCCCGTCCAATTTTTTGTTTGTTTATGACGCGCGACGAAAATATCAACTAAAGCGCGCATCCCGTTTAAACAAATAAGAGCATTTATCTCGGACCCACAATTGGCGCGGACCCGCGATACATTCGAACCTCGATAAAAAACAGACATTCCGACCGCGCCGTCCGCTAATGTTTGCAATACAGCGGGCGCGATATTATGTGGGTCGCTGTGGTCCTGTTTATAAACTTCCACGGCGTGTGTAAGTTTATAGTCTGCGTCCCCTGCACCTGATATTTCGAATAAACCGTCCCGTCCGATGTGCGCGACGTTGCGGTCAATTTTTCGAATATCGTCGTCCCCGCCTTCGCGCGCGATGTCTGTGCGCTTAAACGTGATCAACTGGTTCGTGTTTTGCATTATTGGATTTTCCACGGTCCCCACATTTTTTTGTTGCCAAAATTTGGTCCCGTCGTGATCTAAAATGTGCTGGAATGTTTCCGCAATACTAGCAATGTCACTACTTTGCTGGTACTTTGGGTCCTGTGGGCTTGCAATTGCAAGGCCCGCGTTTTTCAGCGCTTCGACGGAATGAAAAATTTTGGTTCCTGATACTCGAGTAGTCATTTTAAATAACTCCACATAAAAAGGTTAAAGGAATGTTTAATTTCTCGAGAATCAAATTACTATTTAAAGCGCTTTTGTTTCGAAGGTTTATAAAACTTTTACTTGGATATATTTTCGTGTTTCAATGTTTTTGAATTGATCAATAATGCATTCCTTGTACGGATGTTTAAAAACTTCTGAATGCATATACATCCAATTCCCGACGAAGTTATAACTTTTTTTATCGGGTATTTCGTGGAATACCCCTGACTGTATAGCGTTTTTAAATGCTAAGTCAGGGTCCCTATAATCAGGTGTTATCCCCGTTTCAGGGTGCCGATTGTGGTGCGCTTTTATACTTCGTCCAAACCTATCATATTTTTTCATTTAGGCCCCCGCGAGATAATCAGTAACTAGTGGAATATCCCACCCAAACATTGACCCGCCTTTCATAATATCGGCCTGTTCCTTTGTAACACCGATGGATTCATTAAGTTCGGCAACGTCGCCCGGTAGCGTGTTTTTAAAATAGCCTTTTTCTCCGTAATAAATTGATACCGTTTCCCCGTCCGTTAAGGACGCGTAACACATTAAAGGTAAAGTGTTTTTTGTAGACATAAAAAATTCCTTTCTACAAAAGCGCTTTAAAAAGTAATTTGATTCTCTTAACAGCGGGGGGTTCGTGTTTTATACCCTTTAAACGTCCGCTCGGCTATGGAATATCTTGCCTTATTTATGGTCCATTATCGGGGGTGCCTTCCTCGGCCACGTGGGGTCGTCCGTCCCAACACCCGATAAACGTTAACTTCATTTATAATAGTAGCAAACCCCGTGCCAAACGTATACCCTTTAAATAATATTTTTAGGCCCTTTTTTAGCGTTTTATGGGGTCCGCGATAGGTTTATATTGACCGCGCGACGGTTTATGGGTGGTTTTTTAACGGATTATTGACGCTCGCGTCAATATTTTGACAAGATTGCGTAGAGTATTGTTTTATAAGGACTTACAGCGACAATGTTTTGACGCTCGCGCCAATATTTTGACGGTTTGACCGTTTGCTCGCGCTATAAAACAGAGTCGCGGATAAATACAGGCCCGCAGTCTAAATAAGTTCGCTACTTTATTAATCGCATACTAGCGAACGCGGTTATTCCGATATCGTCGCGCGCTAGTTTAGTGTCAAAAGTATGGCGCCAGTTTATTGACACGCGCCAAAAGTTTGACAGCGATGTTAGCGTCAAAAGTTTGACGCCAATTTATTGACGAGCGTCAAAATTTTGACGGTGATGTCCGCGTCAAAATAATGACGCGTCAAAATATTGACGTCAAAATTTTGACGCCTACCCCACCCCCCAAGCCGACGCCCCCGCCGCAGCATTTGCTTCAAGTTACACGTAATTTTTTGAAATTTTAAATAATGTGTATACATTTATTAATGTTTAAAGTATGTTATTCTTTTGTTCGTTAGTAACTTAGAGGATTTAATTTATGGCAAACGATGATCGTGCCGCCGTCTTTGACGAAATAGACGAACAACAGGCTAATAAAGTTAAGCCCAAACGAAGCAAGGGCGGACGCCCAAAAGGTTCCAAGGCATCAAACAAGTTCGAACCTACAGACCAACAGCGCCAGTTAGTTGTTATGATGACGTCTAACGGAGTAAAACACTCAGAACAGGCAAGAGCGCTCAATTGCGGGGAACGAACTTTGCAAAAGTATTTTAAAGACGAACTTGCATTCGGAAAGATGAGGGCTACCGCCCACGTATCGGGCGCGTTGTACCGAAACGCTATGGAAGGAAATGTATCCGCCCAGATCTTCTGGTTGAAAGCACAGGGAGGCTGGAGAGAAGCGGACCGGCTGGAGATAACAGGAGCCAATGGCAAGGACTTGTTGACCGATACGGAACGGGAACAGCGGTTAGCTGCTATACTGATGAAGCTTCCGCATAAAAAACCGATAGAAGCGAAAGCAGTAAAAACACCCACTGGAAAAATAGAGGCATAAAATTAATGATTATTCACGTTAATTCAAATATGATCCGAAGTAATGCGAAGCACGGAGATAACAAACCTCCTTTAACAGTGAGAAAGAATAAAACGGCGGTCGTTAATCGTTGCCATGAACTTGAAATAAAAGGTGCTTCAAAAATAGTTTATAGGCCGGACAATCCGTTGCCGTGCGGTGCGAAAGTGTGGGTGGAAACTAATGCTGAAATTAAATGTTTTAATATATAAATGATCTGGCTGCTCATGGTGATAACCCTTAATCTTTCCACGACCCCGATACAGATCCAGTATGGGGAAGTGATAGAAACGTTTCAGACCGAACATGAGTGTATCACCCGGCAAGCTAAATTTTTCAACGATGCTAAACGGGAAAATCGCCCCATCCCCGCCAATTTCAATCTGGGTTGTGTTCCCCTTAAAAGGAGTATAATGTAATGAGTTTGGTTTACCCTTGGCAAAAAAAATTCTACAAAAGACAACGCCCTTCAAAAGAAAAGATAAAGAAATTTGAAGAATTTCTTAAGATTTATAAAAAGCATAAAAAACGGGAAAGGGATAAAAAACAACTGGAAGAGGCGATAAAAAATAATCCGGATGTTTGGGATGCTAAAAAATTTGAAGAGATGGAACGCGAGAAGAAGAAAAGGAAACGAGATGTGAAACAACCTAAAGGGAGTATCTGATGCCTATCAAATATGTGAATGGGAAAAAAATACATCTCCCATACCCCAAGAAAAGAAAACGAAAACGGAAAAGCCCGAGCAAGACTTTACGGAAAAGGAAAAGGCTGAAGAAGTCCAAGGCTACTTTATACAGCGAGTTCAAGAAAAAACTAAAACGGAAAAAATAAAAAGGCGAATATATGACGGATCTTAACGCGCTACTGGAACAGTATGCCGATCTTCCTCCTATGCAGAAAGCAGAGATCGACCAACTGGTTCGGCAAGACATTCTGGACAAACCGTGGCGACCCCTGATTAATGTCGATAACCCCGAAATTATAACACCGCAGCAACAGGCTTATGAATCCAAGGCGGATATCCTGTTATTCGGAGGCGCAGCCGGTGGGGGGAAATCATCACTTTTGATAGGTCTGGCTCTAACGGCACACCAACGATCTGTCATATACCGAAGAGAGGTAAAACAACTTGGACCCATCGAAGAAGAGATTATACGTATACGGAAAACACGGCAAGGATTCAACGGTCAATTACATCGTTTTGATCTTGGGAAAAACAGGGCTATTCGCCTTGGGGGGATGCAGTATGCAGGAGATGAAGTTGCTTACCAAGGTGATCCCAGAGACCTCATTTGTTTCGATGAATTAACACAATTCCTAGAATCCCAGTTTAGATACGTCACCACATGGAACAGATCGGCAGACCCCGCACAGCGCTGTCGGATTATATGTGCCACGAATCCGCCGACAAGCGCGGAGGGTCAATGGGTTGTAGGTTACTGGGCGCCGTGGCTGGATAAGGAGCATCCTAATCCAGCGAGGCCGGGGGAGTTGCGCTGGTTTATAAGTGACGAAGAAGGTGAAGATACTGAAGTTGAAAGTTCCGATCCCATCTGGCAAGACGGCGATTGGGTCGTACCACGTTCGAGAACTTTTATTCCCTCCTCTGTTGACGATAATCCTTTCTTAATAAATTCGGGATATAAGGCTGCACTTCAGGCATTGCCCGAACCGTTGAGATCCCAGATGCTAATGGGTGATTTTAACGCGGGGATGCAAGACGACCCGTGGCAAGTCATCCCGACAGAATGGGTGGAACGGGCTATGGAGCGGTGGACCTCGGAAAAACCATCGGGCGCCAAAATGGATTGTCTGGGGGTTGATCCAGCAAGAGGGGGGAAAGATGATTTTGTTTTAACTCCGCGATACGGAAACTGGTTCGGTGAACAGATTGTCAAAAGAGGGCAGATGACTCCCGACGGACCAACGGGTGCTGCAATCTGTACATCTTACGTCAGGCATGGATCGCCCATCATGCTCGACATTATAGGGGGAGCCGGGGCATCGATCTATGATCACCTTAAAACTAACGGGGTCAATGTTCACGCTGTGGATGGTCGTAATACAAGTCATGGAAGAGATCTCTCTGGCTCCCTCGGCTTTTTTAACAAGAGAAGTGAGAACTGGTGGCGGATGCGGGAAGCCCTAGATCCCGAAGGAGACGAGCGAATCGCGTTGCCTCCTGACAGGGAATTGAAATCGGATCTCTGCGCTCCTAAATGGCAGTTGACTAACGGAGGGATTCAAGTTGAAGGAAAGTCTTCCGAATGCAAGGACGGGTTCGGGGATCTGAAAAAGAGATTGGGACGATCTCCCGGCAAGGGAGACTCCTGTGTTTACGCATTACTGGAAGCCAAAAAACATGGAGGAAGAATTCATGCAACCCCACCAAGATCAAATTCACGCTACAACCCGCATCGAGTCTGGAGAAAATGAGGATGTAAAAATGCAAGTAGACGGACACAACGATGCTATTATCGGCATGGGAAACAGTTTCGGTAGAGGCAATGTTTTGATATACAGTGTCGATAAAATACTTAAAAAGCTGATGAAACGCGACGGTATGACTGAAGAGGAAGCTATGGAATTTTTCAGCTTTAATATAGCGGGATCATACAACGGTCCGGGGATGCCTATATTTCTTTTCGAGTATCACGATGAGTGATAATCAATACGAACCAACAGTAGAAGAGAAAAGAAACGGGTGGACAAGAAGTACTCTAAAGGCGTATATTCTAGGCAGGGAGAAAGAACAATCCCAAAATATACTCAAGAAAAAAGTGGTTCGACCAATCGAACAGAATCATAAATACAGACCTCATAAGTGGAGAAGCTGATATGGGTGGGATGAAACCGCCGGGACAGGGCGAAGGAGCAATTAACACTTATCTTAGGAAGCAATACTTAGAACCATATGAAGCAAAACGCAAAGCGACCGCTAAAGTTGGCGAAGCAAAGGTAAGAAAAGAACCGCTGAAAAATATTCCTGACAAGAAAATCATAAAACGGGGGAAAGATTATCGTTCCCGAATTACTTCCAGAATTCAGACTTCCGGTGTCACCAAACGTCCTAAAGCATCACGGGCGAATTTAGGAAGTCGCGTTGCCGCGTTACTCAAACCGAAAACAGACAAGCAGAAAACAGAGGATAAACTTGGATGATCCCCTTCGGCCCTCTAATCCCGTTGTTGACCCGAGTCGGGGCTACATTAATGGCTCGCCTTCTGGCTAAAAAAGCCGCCCGTAAAAAAATACTGAACGATGCGGGTCTACAGAAGAAGGTAAAAAAACTAGCGGAGAAAGCGCTGAAAAAGGAAAAGAAAAACGAACAGATGGAAAATGAACTCCCTAAATGGGCGAAGGACATAGCCGCCAGAGAAGAGCAAGCCATAAAAGATAAATTAAAAGGCGACGCCAAGCGGAGAAGGAATTAATGGGAGGACAGAACCCACAAGATATGTTCAAGCGCGGGATGCCGATGTTAGGCCAAGTTCCGTCGCGCGTCGAGGAAGGCCCCCTTGGGCAGCTTCATAAGGACACCACTGAACTCATTCAATCCACGCAGAAAGACCAATCCCAGCAGCAAATAGATTCCATTATCACTCCCGACGAACAATCATTTATAGACGCCCAGAAAGTCGATGAACAAGTTGCTAAACAGAAGGAGTATCAGGATGCGGGGTTTGCTTATCCTCTAGACGAATCGATTACAGACAAAGAGTATCTTGTGGGGAAACTATACGAAGCAGGAGAGGAATGGTCGGTTGATGAACCCCTCCATGATTTGCAAGCAGGGTACAGATTTGTGATGATGGAGAAATACAAAAAGCATCTTGAGAATATCCAGCAACCCGACAATATAGACATACCCGGCTGGAAGAAGATGACTCTTGCGGCCTTACAAGATGATCTTGACTACTCCATATCTCACCATAGCGGTCTTAATCCGGTACCACCCGTCACCTCGCCTCCTCCCCCGTCGATTGCGAAAGGCGATACAACAGATAAGGTATTTTTAGTACAACAATTGAGAAAGCTCAACCCAGAACAATTCGGAACTTGGGCCGACGACGAAATGGAAGAGATCTCTCTTGCTAGTTTACAAAAACAGTTTAGAAATAAAATGACTGCAAAACTAGACGATTACTGGTCAGGAACAAAATACCCCGGCGATAAAAATTATTTTGACGATCTGCCTCTAGATGAATTAATGGCGGAATATGACACGATGGTTTTTGATCAATCAGAACTCGGAGGCGGGGAACTGAAAACGGCTTCAAAGCATAGTTATGAGACTTCTTTACATAAACTGAAAGACAAATTCACCAACCCCATCGACAAACCAGAAGAAATACACCCCGTAAGAAAATTCGTACAATCACAACGAGATCGAGGGGCGAAGATATTTGAGATCGGTCGAGGGTTGGGTATATTAGAAAAACTTAAGAAACTCCGCATGGTGATAAAAAACCGCAAAGCGGCCCAGAAGACCCAGATCGTGGAACAAGAACTGGCTATCGCGGAAGCAGCCAGACAACAACGGATATTAGATCAAGACTATGACCCCGAGGATCGTCAAGTTTCGATTGGGGGGAGTTTCCCTGTTTACGAAACAGAAGAGAAGACGTTGGCGGAACTTGAAGAAGACGCGAGGGAACGCGGACCAGACGCCGCTTGGGATGATGACATTTACCCCTCTGGGCCAAAAGGTCTTCGCGGACCTATGCCGGTCCCCCATACAGAGGAAGAAAATAGGTTAACCAGACATATCCTTAATAGCCCGCTGATGAGAAAAATACTGGGACCCGACGGTCTGACTAAAGATCACCCAGTGAGAAAAGTTCTTCGGGACATACATACACACGGAAAAAGATTTAATAGAATGACCGGAAAAAGAAGACGAACTACGGAGCAACGGGCGATAAATGAACTTTCCGAAACGCAGAAAGTATATTTAATCGAAGCACTGAGGCAACGAGAAGCATCGGGTATACCGGAATCGAGTGTTGATATTAAAGACAAGCGCATTTCAAACTTTATAGATGACCTAGCAGCTATACGGGGTATGGCAACTGCTGACCAACGGGAACAGGAACGCGTAAAGGGGGCAAAAGAAAGAGGGGAAGACATAAAATATCGCGTACCGAAACTGACCGAAAAAGGTGAACCTGTGGGGAAGTGGAGAAGCCCGAAAGCTTTTTCACGGTACCCGAAAGTCGTCTGGAAACACGGTAAATTTCAACCTTTAGATCATTCTGGAACAGGCGCCGTTTATCACGGACCCGTAGAAAAAGAGACAATAGATCTGGAGAAGTATCCTACGGGGAAGAAGATGATAGGTGTGAAATACGCGAATGCTGCTGCCCAAGCGTTTAGGTGGTCTTCGGAGGCTTTAAATCTTCCAGAGGAGTTTCAAGAGAGGCACGGTATATCTTGGGACGAGTTCACAAGTCAATACAAGGACATGAAAAAAGGATTGGGTGATCTCGAATTTAACAAGATAAACGAAAAAAACGCGGTCAAAAGATTAAAATCCAGTATGGACAAGTTGGTAGAAGTAGGGAACAAACTTTGGTCGGACCCAAAAAACCAAGAAAAATACGGTGCAGCATGGGGGGATCAATGGAAAAAAATGCCTACCATATCCAAGATTATGAAGAAAGACCCTAAACAGCGGGCTTATTATTATAAGCAGTTGCACTTTCTTTCGGGAGGATCAGAGGAGATAGCTAATCACCAGTTAAAACTGATGGGTTTTGATAATCAAACAGGCGAGTATATAGCTAAAATGTCCCCCGATAGAGCCGCGATGGTCGCCGAGTATGAAGATGCTGTTAATGCACTTAGGGGGGATGTCGTGGCCCAGATGGCTATTTTTCAAAACCCGGTTGAGGGGAGAGATCCTTACATACCAGAAACGGTCATTAAAAGGAAACTGCCGGATACAATATCCGTACAAGATTATGAGGATTTCCAAAAAATGATAAATGAATTTGATTATAAGTCTCTCGGGGATATGGTAGACCCGCAGTTAGCTAGACGGATTCTTTTGACTAATCTGGAATTAGCTTACATGGATCTCCCCGGTTTTTCTACCCCGACTGGTCTACGGAGTCTTTTTATTTTAAAAGAAGAAGAGAAGCTTGACAGAACCTTGACACCCGACGAAGTATCCGAATTAAAAAAACGTAAGGTGCTAACAAGAAATAAAAAAATAAAAATAAGCGAATTAAATGATCTTAAGAGTTCTACTTTCGTAGAGGGTCCGTTAAGACACATGGCATCATTACCCTCATGGGGTGAATTTGAAAGGAGAACGGATAAAACTGACGAGGACGATAATGTAATCGGAAAGTATCACGCGTACCAAGAAACTTTATTGGCGTTAGGGTTTACGGGTTCAAGAGTAAGTGACGAAGCGGGAACTTCAACGGCTATGCTCGATATGAAGGCTATAAAAGTCCCGTGGGGGAATTTTCCGGGTAAGATAACTGCCAGTACGCTTCAAGCATTATTAGCGGGCGGCCTGATCACGACCGCCCAGATAAAACGATTGCAGAAAGAGAACAGGCCAGAACGAAGAACGCGGGAAAGAAAAAAACAATACAGAAATAGGAGCAAATATGGAAGAAGAACAAGAAACATCAGATGAAGACGGCGGGATCGTAAAACGACCGACCGCTGGATCGGGAGATGAATGAAAACAATAGTCAGCTTCCGAGGTTACGGAAACCACCCGTTGAAGTGGATGTTGAAAGACGGGTTCAAACATACGGTTATTGCAATACAGACAGGGGATTACTGGGTTGAAATAGATTACGCAGTAGGCGTTCCGATCACTCATGTTATTGCCCATAAGGATTATGATCTGTTAAACTATTATGTGAGAGAGGGATATACCGTTGTAAAAAGGGACCAAGAAATAAACAAACAGTTTAAATTTAATCTGTTTCGTGGTAATATTTTTGTGGCAAACTGTGTCGGCTTGACGAAAGCGTTATTAGGTTTAAATAGTTGGGCGATTACCCCATATCAACTTTATAAGAGGTTACAGAAACCATGAGTATTTTTCCCGGATTTGGCAGCCCAAGCGCTCCGGCTCCTCCGCCGCCTCCGCCTCCGCCTCCGCCTCCGATAGAAAGAACTGATCCATCTATCGCAGAAGCGAAGAAGAAATTGGAAGCCAGTGAAGCAGCACGGAGAGGACGAAGAGGTTCCATGCTGACTCAAGCAGGACAAACTGTTACAGGCGGGAGTATATTAAGACCTTCCGCTGATGATGATAACACTAAACTAGGATAACTATTATGTCTATATTCCCCGGTGGGGGTTCCCCGCCAAGACCCGCACCGCCTCCACCTCCGCCTCCTCCACCGCCTCCACCTCCGCCTCCTCCCGAGCCGGAAGGAAAACGCGTGGATAAACAGAAAGCGAAATACGATATTGCCCGTCGGGCTGGACGCCGTGGGTCTACGTTAACAAGAACGGATACTGGCTTGGGTGATGTTTCCAGAACGGAAGCTGGCGGAAGTGATAAATTAGGGTAATAAAATGCCAGAAGAGAGAAACGACGAGAAGCGTGTTCTCGAACATATAAAAAGGCAGAAAGCTGCCCAGAACAGGCGATCCCAGTTTGAACATCATTGGGACGACCTGACGCGGGTATTACTGCCGCGCCGTCAGGGGTTTATGACAACGACCCAAGACGGGGAGCAAAGAGTCGAGGATATTTACGATGGAACTCCGATGCAGGGAGCCAGAAGTCTGGCGAACACGGTAGGTGCCATGATCCGACCAGAAGGTCAGGACCTGACTATAATCCGTACGGAGAATGAGGATCTGGCGAAAATCGGGGAAGTACAGGATTGGCTCGGTCGCGCAACGGAAAACCTCAATGAGGCGATTCGTGACCCGAGGGCCAGATTTCGACAGGCAACCGGGGAGGTTGACCTCGACCTTGTGGTATTGGGTACGGGAATACTGTATCTGGGAATGGGCATGGATCAGGATCATCTCCTGTTTCAATCGGTTCATCTGAAGGACGGATTTCCCCTATTTTGCGACGAGGGAAAACCAGTCGGGATGTACCGAACCAAGAAGATGTATCTCTGGCAAGCAGAACTGATGTTCGGGTTGGAGAACCTGTCACGGGAATCCAAGGAGAAAATTTTAAACAAAAAACAAGATGATAAAATAGATTTGCTGTATTCCGTACAGAAGCGAAAAGGAGAAAAGAAAACCGAACCTATTTTTTCCAAGGATCTACCTTACGAAGAACTCTGGATGGAAGTTCAATCTAAACACATTATACGGGAAAAGGGATTTCACGAATTTCCTTTTATTATCCCACGATGGGACACATCTTCTGGGGAAGAATACGGAAGATCTCCGGGAATGATTGCCCTTCCGGATTCCAATACATTACAGTCTATGGGAGAAACAATCTTGGTTGCCGGCCAGCGTGTTGCTGATCCTCCCCTGATGGCTCCCAATGACGGAGCGTTTTCTGAGGTCAACACTTTCCCCGGAGGGATGAGTTACTATGACGTCGAAACCGCTTCCCAAGTTGGGGGCAATCCGTTCTTTCCTTTAATCTCGGGTGCTAACTTACCTGTTACCCGTGATATGCAGACGGATATACGGAATCAGGTAGCGGCGGCATTTTTCAAGAATATATTGAATCTTCCGCAGAGTGGACCACAGATGACAGCTACGGAAGTTATTCAACGGAAAGACGAATTTATAAGGGAAGTCGGCCCCGTATTCGGAAGATTTGAAACCGATTACAACCACCCGATTGCGGAACGGTCTTTCAAGATCATGTTGCGGAATGATGCGTTTGATGAAATCCCGGAATCACTACAGGGACAGAATGTCAAGTTTGAATTTGATCTCCCTGTTAATAAAATTAAGAAACAGGTTGAAGCTGCTTCCGCAACCCAGTGGGCGATGGAAGTAATGCAGATGGCACAAGTAGCCCCCGAGGCAAGACATATGGTCAATGTAGATGCCCTTGCCAGATTCAAGGCCGATGCGATGGCACTTCCGCATGATATAGTTAATACACGGGAAGAAGTACAAGCCAAGTTACAAGCAGAACAACAGCAGATGGCACAACAGCAACAAATGATGATGATGCAGCAAGGGGCTGAGATTGCAGACAAGGGCGCGGGTGCGTTGAAGAAAGCAGGAGAACATATAAGGGGTATGGAACAACAGGCCGAAGGAGCGCCCGCATGAAGTGGCAGGGATTAAAGTCCCCGGTGATTACGCCGGAAGAAGAAGAGAATACAAGGCGGCTACAGGAGTTTTTTAAATGGGTCACCCGACTTACGGGAGATCCTAAATGGTGGATAGAAGTAGACGCTTTTATAAAGGAAAAATAAAATGCCGCAGAAACGAAAAAGGCCCCCTAGTATAAGCACGTTATCTAAAGTTAAAGATTTAGAAGGTAAAGTGTGGAATAGAACATATAGAGAAGAGATAGCAAAAGGAAAGAGTGACGGCACAGCTAAAAGCATAGCCAATAAAAAAGCTAAACAAGCTAGATTAAACGCACAGGTAGCTGAAGATATAGCTATAGGCGCCCGCAATGAAGAGGGTGTTTTCGTAACATCTTTCCCACTCGGGTTGAACCAGTTTAAAAATAAAACTGAAATGGAAAAAGCTAGAAAGATTAAAAAACTAGAAATAAGAAAAAGAAAACGAGACAAAGATAAATAAATGGCAAGTTCAATAGATAACGCTTTCATAACCCAGTACGGAAGGAGAAAACCCAAAATGGCACAGAAACGAACCAGAGTTAAAAAAGTGGGGGTTATAGTTGTCCCTAAAGAAAAGAAAAAAGAAAATAAAACTGAGTTAAAAAAGCGAAAAGACAAAGCAAGAGAGCTAAATTTATCACTTAAAGCGACAGAAGAATATATGATGACAGGTAAATTACCGAAAAAGAAAAAAGAAAAGAAAAAAAGCCCGGTTCAAACTTTATTATATAAAGGACGTCCGATAGGAAGCCGAAAACGGAGCGTATCTGTTTAATGCCGAGAAAAAAGGTAAACAAGGCGACTGATCCCGAGGAACTGTTCGATCAGTTTAAAAAGATAACCCAGTACCAGAGCGATTTGGAGAGGTACAAGGATTTCCGTGAATTATTTCTCGGTTCTGATTTAGGGAAACGGGTGTTCAATGAAATACTGGGTATGGGATATATGGCAAATGACACGACGAAATTTAACAAGTACGGGGTTGACCCGAATGCAACATTAATATCAACTGGGGAACGGAAACTGGCTTTGATGATTCATAAGCTGGTTATGGTTGAACCACCCGCTCCTCCACCACCAACACAAAAATCGAGGCGATAATTTATGGCAGACGAAGAAGCAGTAGAGACAGAAGAAGCGGTTGAAGAAACCGAAGCGACCGAAACGGAAACTACGGCTCCCGAAGAACAGGAGTCGGTAGAGATCGAATCTTGGCGTGACCTGATCGAAGACGAGAAGTTACAGAAACACGCTGAACGGTTTACCAGTGTGGATGCACTGGTACAGGCGAATCTGGAGTCGAGACAGAAACTGTCCAAGGCGATTGTTCCCCCGGGAAAAGATTCGGACGAAGAAGATGTTACTGCTTATCGTGAAGCGTTGGGGGTTCCGAAGGATGTAGACGGGTACGATTTTCCATTGCCGGAAGGGGTTGAACGCACGGATGCCATGATGGATTCCGAGGACCATTGGGCTAATATATTCATCGACAATAATATTCCGAAGGAAACGGCTGATGTTCTGATACAGGAATTTCGGGGTGAAATCGAAAAGATGATGGCCCAGAAAACAGAAACGGATCAAACCTACACTCGGGAGAGTGAAGAAACAATGCGGAAGGAATGGGCCGAAGATTATGACAAGAATCTCATTTTCGCGTCACGGGCGAGTGAACAACTTCTCGGGGATGATTTCGAGGACGCCCGTTACATAGAAACCTCCGACGGGAAGTTTGTTCTGGATCACCCAATTCTGATTCGTATGTTTGCCAAGCTCGGCCGGGATATGGGAGAAGGTGCATTAGGCAGTGTGGCTACAGAAGGTGAAAAAGAAACCTTATTAGAACAGGCCAACTCCTATCGTGACAAACGTCTCGAAGCCCATGCGAAAGGAAATAACGCTGAAGCCCGCCGATGGGATGAAAAAGAACGTCTCATCCTTGAAAAGATTCACGGCAGCGGGCCGATTGTAGGAGCAGATACAAGGACTTCATAATATGGAGAAACAGCGGTCTGGAAAAACTAGGTACGAAAAACAGGGTTATTATTCATTTTTCGCGGGCGGGCCAAAGGTATCCAAAGAAGAATACGAGAAAGGGATAAACGACGCAATTGATGCGTATGTAAAAAAACAAGAGGATAAAAAAAAGAAGCGAAAGCAGAAACGAAAACGAAAAGGAAAAGAAAAAAGAAAAAGATAAAGAATTGACAAAATATACAAGTAGTTGTATATTTTTCATAGGCGGCTTCCCTTATGGCCCCGCCGATAAGTTTTACAACATTACCGATGCCCCGTTAGAAAGAAGACACGGCCTCCGTAAAGGACTTCCCGAATTCTGAATTCAACACGGCTTCCAGAGGAAATGTAATTGCAGTTAACATTTACTTTAATTTTTTTGGAGGCTTTAAATGTCTACCACTATTAACAATGCGTTTATCACGCAATATGAGCGTGATGTCCACGACGTCTTCCAGAGGGATGGTTCCGTATTGAAACCAACCGTCCGGTTTAAATCAGACGTTGTCGGATCTGTAGCGACGTTCCAGAAAATCGGGACTGGCGTAGCTACAACTAAAGCGCGACACGGCACTATTACCCCGATGAACCAAACTCATACGGCTATCTCCACGACCCTAGCTGATTTCTATGCTGGCGACTGGGTTGATAAACTGGATGAGGCAAAAATAAATATCGACGAACGTATGGCTATCGCCCGTGGCGGTGCTAAAGCGTTAGGCCGAAAAGTCGATTCTCAGATTTTTACGACTCTGGATTCTACATCTCAATCAACTGTCTCTTTTACGGTATCTTCATCTGCCGCAGTAAGAAACGGTTTATTGGGTATGATCCAAGCCTTAATCGCAAATGATGCTTATGATCCCGGAAATATGTACGGTGTCATGTCCCCCAAATTATGGGCGATGGCGTCAACGATTCAAGAGTTCGCATCTTCTGATTATGTCGGCGTAGACGGACTTCCTTACAAGGGCGGCGCTGCGGTTGGTAATTACAAACGCTGGGCGCAGGTTTTGTGGACAGTTCATTCTGGAAATCCGGGTGTAGCAACTTCTACATCCAAAGTTTTCGTCTGGAACAAGACGGCTGTTGGTTATGCCGCAGGTAAAACCCCGGCGAATCTTGCAGGTACAATGTCTGGTGAGACTTCCATAGGCGCAGATATTACGTGGCATGGTGATCGTGCAGCACACTTTGTTAACCACGCTATGTCTGGGAATTCTGTTATGATTGATGACGGTGGAGTAATCGAGGGCAATCTCGATGACACTGCTGCTATCCCAACTTCATAAGGGGGGATAATTCATGGCTTACTCAGCAAGCAATTTATATAATCACGGTACCGGGTATCCCGGTAACGCTTACTATACCTATAAGTCTGACACGGACACTCGTGAAACTGTTATGACTGCGGGGTACTTTAACAACTCGGACGATGATCTGAATCTGACTGCCGATGACACGATTTTTGTTGTCGGGGATCAGGGCGGGTACACCCTTCGGGTAGATGCTGTTTCATCTGGTTCTGTTGCAACCGAGTTGGGAACGGGTTCCCCGATTATTCTTTCAACTCATATGTTGGCAATTTCTACGACTACAAGCGCATGGGTAGTATCTCCATGTGACGGCATTATCAGCCGTATGTGGACTGTTATTCACGGCGCTTGCGGAACCGATACTACTATGGGTCTGGAAATCGGAGGAACCAACGTAACAGATGGTTCTGACGCCGATATCATAACGATTACCGCTTCGGGTTCTGCGGCAGGTAATGTGGATACTGGGACTTGCGACGGAGCTAACGCAATAACCGAAGGAGCAGCTATCGAAGTCACTTGTGGCGGCGAAGGCAGTACGGCTTCTGAAGCAACGTGTTTAGTTGAAGTTTTACCAGCGTAAATTAATCGGAGTGCTTCGGCACTCCGGTTTTCTTTAATCAATAACGAGGATATCGATATGGCTTTTGACACATCGGAATTGGCGTTGATTTCTCACGTTAATGGTTACAATTATTACCGCTATGATACTACGGATGCTCATACTACCGTAGATGCCGCCGGGTATTTCAACAATGATGACGATGACCAGAAAATGGTAGTCGGCGATATCATCTATGTTGTTGTCTGGTCTACAGCGGTGAGAACTGGTACTATCTCCACATACGGTACGCATATAGTTAATGCAGTATCGTCAGGAGCCGTAGATATCACTAATGTAACCACTGGCACTATGACCGACTCTGATTAAATATTAACGTGTAAAATACTGGTTTTTCCTTTTAATATTATTGTACTGAGGAAATTGGAAAAACCAGTGTTTTCACTACTTTTAAAGGAGATTTTATGCTCAAGGCGCGAACTAATAAGCTGAATAAACCGGAAGACGGAAATTTTGGCAAAGTTTGGAACTATATCTGTGACCAGCATGAAATAAAAGAATGCTTTACTGAAGGATTTTTCAACACCGTGGGGGGAAATCTCATGGCGGGTGATACGATTCGTATGATGGAGATAAGACAGAATCGTATTATGGCTGTATGTGAAGGAATTATCTTGGAAGTAAAAAATGAGGATACCGGGTACAATGTTGAATTTCATCCTTTAAGCACAAAAATATCTAATTTTCCAAGACCGAAAGTAGAAAAAGAAAAACCAAAAGAAGAAGCTCCCCCAGAATTTATTTTAGGCACTGGATTAGTAGAGTGGAATCTAGGAAAACGGGCATATACGATTTTTGCTAACGGAAAACCTGTATGCGAAGTAGAAAATAAAGCGGAAGCCCATGCAATCGCAAGAGGGGATAAACCAATACCCGCTATAGTTTAACAGGAGATTTGTATGCCGAGTGAAACCGACATAGCGAATGTAGCGTTGAGACTTGTCGGAGGTACACGAATAACCTCCTTCACACAGGCAACTCCAAATGCCAATGCGGTAAACGATATTTATACGGAAATCCGTGATAATATGATGGAATTCCCGTGGAATTTTGCTACCCATCGTGTTGAATTAGCACAATCATCAACTACCCCCGCATTTGGATACGATTACGCCTATGCGCTACCTTCCGGCTGGTTATACACTATTTCTGTCCACGATAACGACGCCGGATACGGAACGATAGATTATCGTGAAGAACAGGTAGGGAATCAAAAAGTAATATCAACCGATCATTCTAATGTCTACCTGACGTTTGTTAAACAGGAAACTGACCCTAATTTAATGCCCGCTTCATTTCGGATTGCGTTAGCATCCGCCTTGGCTCAAAATCTGGCGATTACTATAGCTAATTCAAATGTTCTTGAAGATCAACTGCGGCAAAGAGCCGAGAAAGATCTGGCAAGAGCTAAATCTATTGATGCTATGGGTTCTTTCCCCGAACCTCGTCCTAGAGGCACATGGGCTGATTCTCGTAATGGATTTCGATAATGCCAAAAGTTCATCCGATAACCCCATCGATGAATACTGGGGAACTAACCCCAAGACTGGCTGCCCGCGTAGATTTTAATAAATACCCCAGTGGTTTGGCAACTATGGAGAATCTCATCCCTCTCCCCGAGGGTGGAGCCATGCGCCGTTCTGGTACACGTTATGTAGCGGCTACTAAAACCGGGGCTACTGTAAAATCCCGTCTTAAGAAATTTGAATTTTCTACGACCCAAAATTATATTATAGAGATGGGCGCAAATTATATGCGGTTTTACCGAAATCAAGGGCAGATCACGGTTCCCAATATTACCGCTTCGATTACCAACGGAACATTTCCATCCGGAATCAGCAGTTGGACTGATAGATCTGGAAGCGGATCATCAATCGCCCATGATGCTACTAATGATAGATTAAGTCTGGTTTCCAATGGAACAACTACGGCTAGTGCGGAACAAGCTGTTACGAATTCTTCCGCAATCGAACACGTTCTTCAATTTCAAGTGATTGGCGCACCGGGAGATTATGTTTTCTTACGGGTCGGAACCTCATCTACGGGGACTCAAATAGTTAATGATTTCATTGCGGAAGTCGGGTATCACTGTTACTCCTTTACGGCGACTGCGGCTAATTTTTATGTGCAGTTTTTAAGCGAACAGGCAAAAACAGTTCAGATAGATAATGTCGCGTTACTGGATAATGTCCCTGTTGAATTGGTAACACCCTATGCAGAATCACATCTATATGATATTGAAGGCCCACAATCAGCGGATATTCTTTATATGTTTCACGCGGCGTATCCTACATATCGATTGGAACGCCGTGGACACACGACATGGTCACTTATAGAAGTTCCGTGGCAGGATGGCCCTTGGCTACCGGTAAACGATACTACAACAACTTTCACCTGTAACGCAGCTACGGGACTCGGCAAGACTTTAACAGCTTCTTCTACAAACGGAGTTAACGGCGGGGCGGGGTTCACCTCCAGTGATATCGGACGATCTTTCCGCTTGACAGATAATAGCACAACCAACTGGGGATGGGGGGTCATAACAGCAATAACAGATACGACTACGTGTACGGTGGATATTGACAGAACTGTATCGGTTACTACCGCAGAAACAGACTGGCGGCTCGGCTCTTGGTCTGCAACGACAGGATATCCTTCTACGGGGGCCTTTTTTGAACAACGACTATACGCCGCTGGAAATACGGATCAACCCCAGACTTTCTGGGCTTCCCAGACGGGGGATTTCGAAAACCACGGTCCAGACAGTGATCCTACGGCGGGGACCTATGACGGCACGGTACAGGATGATGATGCCTTGGACTTTACAATTTCCGCTGATAACGTCAATGCTATACGCTGGATGTCAGCGGGGGAAGATACTTTATCAATCGGAACTACTGGAGGTGAATGGGTTCCGTCGTCTACAGGGGCGGTTATAACACCTTCTGATGTTGCCGTTCGCAGACAAACTACACATGGTTCTGCTCAAGCAGCACCCGTCCGGGTGGATAATATTGTCCTCTTCGCCCAAAGAGCAAAACGAAAGATAAGAGAATTCGGGTTTACGTTTGAAACTGACGGATACCGAGCATTTGATATGACTCGGTTGGCGCAGCATATCACGGTAAGCGGGATCGTGGAAATGGATCATGCGGAAGAACCTGATTCCCAAGTCTGGGTAGTTCGTAACGATGGTCAGCTTCCTGCGATGACATTCCGCCGACAGGAAGATGTGGTCGGGTGGGCAAGACATATATCAGGCGGGCATTTCGGACAGGTAACAGTCACAGTTACCGACTACACGAACATCGCGGTAGGAACTACATTAATTTTAACTAAATCAGATGGGGAATCTATCACCTTTACCTCTGAAGCTATTAGCGGATCAGCCCCGGCTGAAACACTGGGATTCCGCCCGAATGAATCCAATGACACGACTGCCGATAATATATACACGGCAGTTAACGCACACGCCGATTTTACCGTCGCTAACCCGGCGGCAAACATAGTTACTATAGAAGAAACTACTCATGGTTCAACAGGACTTCTCACGATAGCCAGTTCCGACCCGGTACGACTTGCGGTCGCAAGCGAAGGTCATTCGGTCGTTGAAAGTGTTGCCGTGATTGCAGGGACCGATGGAGCGGGGCAAACTCACGATTCTACAAGTCGGGACGAAGTCTGGTTACAGATAAAAAGAACTATAAATGGCGCAACTACCCGTTACGTGGAATTTTTGGAACGGGATTACGATGATTCTCAAGATGCGGAAGACGCGGTTTACAGTGATTCCTGTATCACTTATGACGGTACATCAGCGACTACGATCACGGGTCTTGACCATCTAGAAGGTGAAACAGTCAAGATATGGGCGGACTCAGCGATACAGGCTGATAAAACCGTTTCCAGCGGAAGTATTACTCTGGACACGGCTGCCAAGGTCGTACAGATAGGATTGGGATATACCCATAAAATCAAAACACTTAAAATAGCAGACGGAAACAAGGCAGGAACTTCTGTCGGCAAAACCAAGCGGATTAACGGGGTTACTTTTGTTATGTTGAACAGCCATACCATAGAATACGGCCCAAGTTCATCAGACTTGACAAAGAATGACTTTCGTGAGGTTTCTGACGTCATGGATTCAGCGACACCCATATTTACTGGGGAACTGTTCGTGGAGTTTGACGGAAATTGGGGTTCAGACCCAAGGATCTTTATTGAAAGTGATGATGCCGCACCGTTTACGCTATTGGCAATTGCGCCAGAAGTCAAGATTAACGCTTTAAAATAAAAGGTTAAACGAGTACAATATGCGTAGATACGCGAACTGGTCTGACAGACTGATTTGTTTTTTAGCAGATAGGGATAGGACCCCTTTAAAATGGGGGAAGTCAGACTGTTCTTTATTTGCCTGTGATGCTATAAATGCCATGAACGGTTCTGACCCCGGACACTGGTTTAGAGAAAGATATGAAACTAAAAAACAAGCGTTTAAATTATTAAAACAGTTTGCAGGAGGGGGTCTTACAGAAGCCGTAGAAAAAATCGCCAAGGAAATGGGCTACCCTGAAATACAACCTGAAAAAGCAAATTCTGGGGACATGGTTTTAATAGATGTTGAAAATATTCATCCGGATGCCTACGGTTTAACCGCCGCAATTATGGTATGTCCGGAAGTAGCCATTGCACAAGGTAAAGATAACTTGGTGTATGTTGACGATCCTGATATAAAAAGGGCATGGGCCATATGATGACACCGAATAAAGTTCTGAACTGGGCGGTTACAACAGGATGTTACAGGTTATCCCCCGGCTGCAACAGTTGTCCTTCGTACTGGGAATATTTTAGCGATAAAAAAGATTACAAACCTGTTATCCATGAAGAAATTCTGGATGAGCCTTTAATGAACCCGCAAGCATCTGCATACGAAGTAGCTTTCGGGTCAGACCTGTTTCATAGTGACATTCCGCTTGAATTTCAGCGGCGTGTTTTTGAAGTGATGAATAAAGCCCATTGGCATACTTTTTCGGTTGGCACGAAAAGAATTGCCAGACTGGCTTTACTGAGTTTTAATTTTGATTGGACAGAAAATATACAGGTTACTGTTCCCGTAGAATCAGGGGAATACACTTGGAGAATTGATATTTTAAAAGGACTTCCTGCCAAGAAAAAAGCGGTTTCAATTGTTCCTATACTTGGTCCGTTTGACGATGATATAGACTTCACCGGAATAGACGTAGTCAGCGCGGCCCCAGAAACATGGGGATACAAACGCCCGCATAATTCTAAATGGATAGAACACATACGCCAAAAATGTATGGAACAAGAAATCACGTTTTCTAATAACACTATTTTGTATTCACACGAAGGTAAAAAATCTCATGCTGTTAGACATAACTGATATAGAAATATTATTTAAAAAGAAATGTCACTGTTTGGGCGCCACTGGAACCGCCGCTGCCGTATCGCTTGCCGGAACGGCTGTCTCCGCCGTCGGTATGATTCAGCAAGGACAGGCGCAAGCCTCCCAAGCTAATTTCCAAGCGGGGGTTGCGAGAAATAATGCTATTATAGCTCAACAGCAAGCGACTCGGGCAAGACAACAAGCGGCGATAGACGAACAGGATTTTAGAAGACAACAGGGTGATTTAATGGCTTCCCGACGAGCTTTAATGGGCGGCGGGGGCGTTGAGGCCGGAGCCGGATCTCCGTTAGCAGTATCATCCGATTTCGCAGGAGAATCAGAACTAAACGCCTTACGAATAAGAAATATGGGCGAAGTAGAAGCAAATAGATTACAGCAGGAAGTAATGAACCAGCAAGCCCAAGCTGGACTTTTTGGAATGCAGGGCCGTCAGGCTGTTACAGGTTCGTATTATCGAGCGGGCGGTACGTTAATGAGCGGAATGGGGTCGGCAATAGGCGGGTTTAAATCTCCTTCAGCCCCCCCAAAATCTTTTAGTCATAGTATGAAATACGCCGGAACTAGATAATAATAAAGGACACATATAAAATGGCAATTCAGCTTCCACGCAGACGAGATGTAAGACCAAGCAGAAAATACGCACAACCTATTACACGGCAAATGATCAAACCGGTTCCGGGCCGACGGGACCCCGGCGCTCGGGGCGGGCCTAGTGCGGCGGCAACCCCGCTTGCTTTCGGCGGTGGTGCAGGTATGGAAGAAGCTGGAAAACAACTAATGGCGTTAGGTGAACAATGGGCGAAGGAAGAAGCGATAGCACAGGCCCAAAGAAACGCGCTTTTACAAGAAGCACTTATAATGAGAATAAACCAACAACTAAAAGAAATGTCATCATCCCCTAATACAAAAACGGCTGTAACAAAGACTCCAAATTTGGGCGGTCTGACCGCACCTTCTGGAGGTGGCGGTTATCAAGGTCCAATGACTCAAAGCGGGGATGTCGCGGATATGGGGCCTTGGAAATAACACACTGGAGAAGATTATGAGCGAGATCGATATAGGGGCTGCGGAATGGTATTTGGACCCCCGTGAAGTAGATAAAAAAGTAGAAGATATGACCAATCTTGTTAATGAGACGGTCGAACAGTATCCGCATCTGCCGGGTCTTGGGAATAAACTAAACGAGAAACTGTACGAAAGTACAACGGCGTTAAGATTGACCGCGCAAGAAGAAACACAGAAATTAGTGGAAGACCGAGTTTCGGGAAAATTGCAGGAAGTTGCAATGCAATATGGATTACAGGGAAAATTCCAAGACGTATATATGGGTATGGTTGATGTTATAGCCCCATTTGCTACCGCGTTAGGAGGACCGAACGCAACACGAGATTTACTAACAAAAAATTTTGATGCTTATTTTAAGAATCATTACGGCGCTTCGTCCCAATTTCCAACTCAAGGTAAAATCGATATCCTAAATGAGGCGATAACTAACAAAGATATGCAAAGTATCATATCCCCCGAAACAATGGGCGGGGCTATAAAAGTTCATAAGCAGATGATAGAGGCTCTTAAAACCACTAATAAGTCAGAATTTGAAACACGAAAAAACAATATAAAAGATTTAGAAGACAGCGGTGTAAAGATCGATCCGGAGAAAAAGACTAGATATATGTTAACCGGAGATTATAGCGATATAGATCCGGCTAAAATGTCAGAGGTTGAAAAACGTAAAGATGCTATAAAAGCTGCCCAAGCCGCTGGGTATCCGATGAACGTGGACATAATAGGCCCCTATATATTAACAGGAAATATACCGGATAATGTAGATAAAGACGTAGACGCCAGAAAAGCGCAGATAGACAAAAGGAATGCGGAACGTGTCGCTAAAGGAATCCCCAAGTATTCTCAAAGAATTTACGATACCTACATTCTAACAGGGAATATGCTTGAAGATACTGAACTGGAAAAAGTAAAAGCAAACATAAA